GCTCTGTCGAAATACCCATGATAAAGTGCTGCAGCAAGTCAATGGGAAGGAACCGATCAAAATTGCTGTAATCGCCCTCCACTAAGAAGAGCTTGTTATCGGCATGGAGCCGTCGCAGTCGATCATGTCTCAGCTTTTTCTCTGGTCCCCCATGAAAAGCACCAGGTAAGACGCGTCTGAACGCCTTCAGAATAGCTGATGCGGGTGCGATGCATAAGTTGTACGCATAGGGTACCATCCACGCAACTCTTTGAGAGTTTAAGCCCCTCAAATCATGACCCGTTACTAAGCCTGCCCCCGTTACCTCAAATTGATGCATCCATTTGTACCCCGGTTGTAGGCGCCGGAGGGGAGCGACGGCGAAAGGGTGACCCGCCAGGTTTTCATCTTTAACCCTCGCATCGACCTCCTCGAGTAATTGGGACCAGGAGTAACCTTGGTTGCACAAATTCTTGAAGAGGCTCACTGTAGCATCTCGAGTCAGAGGAGCGCCCGTCGTTGATAATCGAGCAGAAAAATAGGGATAGCCGGGGTTGGTATCGATAGGGTCCGATGAATCGATCCACTCCTGCTGGATAGCAGCGCGTCCCTGAGGAGAACGAGCAAACTGCTGATACACAGTGATATGTGCTTCGAGAGAATCGCGGAAGAATGACAAATCAGCCGCGTTCTTGCCAGCGTAGGAGACGGCCCACCATCCGGGCGATATAGCACGCACGACACAGGCTTTAAGCATGATGTCCGCGTTGGCCGCTAGGAATTGGACCGCGTCTCGGAAATTTTGTCCGGCTGCAGAGGGCTGTTTGTAAACGGGATGTTGATGGACGCTTCCCTCATCAATCGTCGTAACCTGCCGATCATGATCAAACTTCGTAGGAAGGCCTAGTGTCTTCCATTCATTTACTATAACGGATAGAATAGCCTTGGCATCCGATGCGAACGCCCCAAGATCCTTCTCAGTTTGTCCGGTCATGACGAAAGCGTCGGTATCACTGGTGTAAGCGCGCGTCTTATCGTCCCGGGTGAGGAAGCCGAATTTACCTCCGATTGCTCGAGGTTGTGCCCCGGAAAAGTAACGTCGGATAAGGTCAGGAAGACGGATGCCGCTTTCGATCGTAGCATCGGTCGTCGCAGTGATAGCTTCCTGAAATCTCCGCTTCTTATACCCAAAAGCGCTCATCGAATGATGCGATAGGGGATCACCTAATGCAGCGATTTGATATTTTGCCATAAATATAAAAAAATTTTTGTGAATGGGGAAAAGGAGATGGCACCCGAGTATAAAAACTGGATGCCATCAGTGAGAGAGGGAGAGCCATGATTAGTGAAAAACGTTGAAGAGGTTTAAATTTCACCTTTGCGTTTCTTCTTTCCTTGATCAATTAGAGGTTTCTGCTCAATCGTGGCTGCGTGAGGCTCTTTGTGTAACTCCTTGGCGAGATCCTGTACACCCTTTTCCATTAACACAGTGGGTCCGTGCTTAGCGACAGCGTCCTCTGCCTGAGCCTGCTCAGCAGTAGACCGATCCATCATCTGCTCCAGGACTGTCATGGACTGAGCGATCGATGCATCCGTGGCTTCTGTCTGCTCGAGAGCAGAGGTACTGTCTGTTACGTTGGATGTAATTCCGTACGCGCCGAACGTCACATAATCCGTGTAATACCCGGTGCGATCGCGATGCCAATCCTTCTTCACTACAGCTAGAGGGTACTCCTCACGGCCTTTATCGCCCATGATAGGTGCGTAAAATTGGTCCGTGTTGACGAATATACCCGTTAGCGGATAAGCGTAACCCAATGTGAGTTTAGCGACGGGAAGAGAAGCCTGTGGAGGGAGTGGAAACAACGCGAAATTCGAGAGCCCCTCGGCGAGCACAAACTCGCTAACTGCGAACGTTTCTCCATTCGCACTGAAATAATTATGGGGATGTTGCAGCATGAAGATGTTATCGGTCGTCACCAACGTGTCTGTCACTGTGGGAAGAGTGTCGTGGAAGCGACAGAAAAGGCCATTGCCTAATTTAATGTATGGCCTGTCCTTCTCGTCTGCCGTCTGGATCGTCTGGAGGGCGACATAATCTTTACCGTATGGCTTACCAGCGCCGACGATCAGTTGGAGGCGGGGTAGGACGGCGGGATCAACGGTCATATCGGCTTCTTCCGTCAGGAGTGAGAATTCGCTATTCTGATCAAGGTAGAGAAGACAAAAACCTGAAAACACCGTTGCTAAATCTTTCTGAACGTGTTGCAGAGTGCTCTGCCGCATTAGGACTTCGTAGCTAACGCCCGTCAATCTCTCTAGCAGGGATCGGACTGTGCG